CAGCCGGTAAGCAGTATTGACCTGTACGGGCTGTACTCAATCGCCGAAAGCCTGCCTGATGAACGGCTGGGTTACTTCGACTACACGTTTGACGATGAGAATGACTCTCTCGGTGACCGCGTGCAGGCGATCTGCAATGCGGCTTCAGTGGTGGCGTACTGGGATGACGGCGTGCTGACGTTCACCAGGGATCAGAAAGTTGATTACCCGGCGGCCGTATTCAACCGGGCCAACATGAAGACGGACGAGTACAAAATGACGTACGAGGCCACGCTGCCAGGCGGTTATGACGGCGTGCAAGTGTCTTACGTTCACCCGACTACAAACAACAAGACGTACATTAACTACCGGGTCCTGAACGGCTCTATCGTCGAGCAGGAAGCTGAGAACCCGAACAAACTGGAGATCGTCGGTTTTCGTAACGAGTACCAGGCACGGGAGCGCGCGCTGCGCGAAAATAAACGCCTGATCTACTCCAGGGTGAAGATGAACGCCAAAGTGTTTGAGGATGGAATCATTCAGGTTGGAAGCGTCATTCAGATGCCCGATATCTACGACAGCAACCAGCAACAGGGATACATCACCGGTCGTGCCGGGAATAACTTCGATACCAGCGAGCCGATCACGTTTACTGGTTCGATGTATGTGCTGGTGACCGACAGCCTGGGTAATCCCACGCTGCGCTATCCGGCGACAGCCCGCAGCGACACGAAATACGGATTCACCGCGGCAATACCCAACATTCAGCTCAACATATGGAACGGAGACACTGTGCAGCTCCCGTCGCGCTACCTCATTGCGAGCGTGGAGGAACTGGACAGCCAACTCTGGACAGTTAACAGCATCAAGCCGAACACAGATAACACGGTATCTCTGACAGTCGCGGAATACAGCGACGCCATCTATCAATAAGAACCATCCCCGACCAACCGAACCCGGCCATCGCGCCGGGTTTTTTTATGGAATAAATATGGCTACGCAACCAACTCAAGACGCAGTACCAAGTGAATCTCCTCGCGACCTTAAGTTCAACGCAGGGAAAATTGACGAGTTCGTCACTTCGATGGGATGGACCTACACCGATCGCTTTGGCGTGAAGCACTACACCATTGAGGGAATGAACTATCTTTCTCAGCAGGCCATGGCCGCCTATGGTTACGTGATTCTTACCGGGAAGACCTTCACCACCGGCGCGACTATCAACAACCCAAATGAGGTGCTGCTGAACACTGCCGACGGCGAATATTACAAATGGACTGGTTCGTTTGCATCCGGCCCGAAAGTAGTTCCGGCCAATTCAACACCAGCCAGCACTGGTGGTATTGCGCCTGGAGCGTGGATCGGAGTAGGGGATGCTTCTCTGCGTGCTGCGCTGGCGGCTACAAGTGGTGCCGGGTTGGTTGGATTGTCGGTAGGATCTGTCTATCCTGCTGGTACAGTCGGTTCTGCCATTCAATACCGCACCCCTCAGATGTATGGTATTGAACCAAGCACCACAAACATCATTGGCTCAGGTCTGGATGCTATGTTTGCCGCGGGCGGGGATATTCGTTTCGAGAAGCCGGGTACATATATCACTGATAGAACATGGGTACTTAGAAGCGGAACCAGCTTGTGGATTGGCCCAGGCGTAACAATCAAGCTTGCTAATGCTTCAAACGTACCGGTATTTAAGAATTACGCATACGCAAATTCGGCTACAAATGACTCGTTCATAGAAATTTGGGGGCCAGGCACAATCGACTATAATGGCGCAAACCAGACTGTTGTCGGCCTTGGATCTATGGCGTCAATCCTTAAAGGAATAGGCAGCCTAAGAATTGGTGGCGGTATTAAAGTTATTAATGCCAACAAATATGCTTGGCTGATATGTAACATCACCTATCTCACGGCTGATGGTCTTAATTTTGATACTATCAGCGACGGCCTACACTGCCAGCCACCAATCCGCCATGCCTACATTCGTAACCTTAAGGGTAAAACTGGCGATGATATGTTGGCATTCACTATCGGAGATTATGCTAACTATAACATTAGCGAACCAGGGGACTTTTCAAATATTGATGTTGCCGGGTTATTTTGCGAAAGCTCGTTATGCGCTGTGAAAATGACGGGTGATGGCACGGGTAATTTTGTCCGCTTCCGTGTTTCAGGTATCTACGGTGACACCCTGCACTCTGTTTTTCGCATATGGGGTGATACTAACCTGACGAAAACGATGGTTAAAAACATTACTATAGAGGACATCTATGCAATCCCAGGGGCTGCGTACAGCACTGTAGAAATTGATGACAGAGGTTTTGGTGCATCAGGTTACAGTATTGAGATTGACGAAATTCATATTAAGAATGTTTACTCTACAAATTTAACTCTTGAAACGGTCAGATTTGCTGGTAGCTTCGGTTCTGTAATACATAATGCGATTCTTGATGGGTTGCCGAGGAGTGCAATTATTGCGTTTGGTGTTAATAACACAACTACTGCTGTTGACAATTTGACCGTAAAAAATGGAAATATTATTTTCCCTGATAATGCAAACGCGGCGGTTGTTGTAAATCGTGGAACAATTACGAATTTGAACATTGAAGACGTAGTGTGCAATTTTGTAAGCACAAACAATGGACAGGTCGCGAGATTGATTGCAGGTTGTACTGTGACGCGATCTAACTGGGTCAATGTATATCAACTGCGTGGTCAGCGCGGGTGGAACCACATTACATCGGCAATGACTGGTAGCACAGAGCTTAACTTAGTTAACTATACCTGCGATGGTGATGGACGGATCGCCCAGACAACTGCATCAACACTGACCATTAGGATGTCTAACTGCCGTCGCATTAATGATAGCGGTGCTCAAACTGCATTCTTCGCAAGCGGAGGATCTATCACGCTTTCTGGCAGTATTGAAACCGGTTATAACACAATAGGGTCAAACTCTGGCGGTGTAATTAAAACAACGCCAGGCGTTCACAATATCCCATGTAACGTTGATCTTCTCACATCCGTTGATGGTGCAAGCGTACATAACCTGAATGCCACTCTTTCCTGTGGGGCTGGAAGAGTATTGGTGCAAACTAAGGTATGGAAAAACCTTTTCTCTGGGGCTACATATACCAGCACGATTTGACTAAAGAGCACAAGGAAGTGCCGTATCGCCATAAAAAATAACTGATCAGTGGATTTTTGAGGGATTTCCTATATCATTCTGTAAAAAATTTTAAGGTTTGTGTCATGGCGATTACACCTACTGATTTGTTTTTGATTATTTTTTCACCAGCATGTGCAATGCTAATTGCTTATGCTCTAAGTACTTCGTCTATTAAAAAATCCCTGAATACCAATCCAGGAATTTTTGATAAAATA